CGTCAGTTACGGTCGCATTGTATGCCGTGTTTGTGACGTTTGCAGGAGCTATTGTTATCTTTACATTCTTCGCCCCTGCATCCCATCCTGTGCCGGTATCATGTGAATTATTGATTACTATCCGGTCGAAGATGAATGCGTTAGAGGTGTTAAGGATGAGCCGTTGGTTTGTTATTTGGTAAAGAGCGCTGTACCACTGGTTGAAGTTTGGTGTTCCTAGTTTTGACAGCGAGGTATTGAAAGCGAACGAGGAATAGTTTGTATCTCCAGATAGCGTTGTGGTAGCTAACCCCCAAAATCCAGAAGTCATAGCGACCTTGGCACCAGCAAGATAAAAATCTACCTGCCTGATTCCCATAACATTCGCGTTCCCGTAGCTATCTGCGATGTCTATCACTACAGCCTTGGCGGAAACTGATTCGGACAATACAGAAGAAGAAACGGATGGGGACAGGGCTTGGAAATCGCCGTCTACCTGCGCAGGTTGGTAGTTGACACAGACTGAATCAATGACAGAAACAGGGGCAATAAAATCACCGATATTACCCCCGGTAAATCCAGATATTCCTTTAATAGCAACAATATAAGAGGTATCTGTCATTGATGGAGCTGTTGTAGCAGCAACAGCCGCATCATCTCCTATGGCAAAAGCAGCAGTTTTCCCCGTTGAAGCATCGTATGAGATGGGAGATGTCGCGCATCGAAGCGATACGATTATATCCTTTGTTGAATCGACCACGAACGTGACTTCATCAGAAAGCAAATCTGTGTTTGCTGCTACCGTTCCTCCAGGATTACCCCCAAAAAGAACTTGAACTTGGTTCCCAGTGAAATTCAGCGTAGCCCCGTCTCTATTCCCAATCCACATGGACGAGAACGACCAAGACGAGGCTACTGCATCGACCAAGATCTTTACGCTGGCTGCATCGTTCTGAACCTGCTCGGCGGGGATGACAACTCGCCAATGTCTATTGGTGTTTGCTGCCCCGGTATTCGCAAGGTTTATTTCAGAGACTACAACGACTTCTGCCATTTACGCCATCGTGGTAGTATAGTTGAATGTCTGAACTACTGCCGCGACTGCCTCAACTATTGTAGTATTGCTCATCTGCATCTCATAGGTTGAAGATGTTCCGATAGCTCCGTCCACCCGAATTGCGGTCGTGCTTGCACCGGTAACATAATCGTTGTCATACCATCTGAAGTATGTTGCAACAGTCCCTGCCCCTGCTGCGGCAAGCCCGACTCCTGACCATGTTTCCGCCGCAGCCTTGGCCAGTACGCCAGCAGTTGACGTACCCATGTTCAGGCCATTCGTCGCTACGCCTGCCGTGAACGCTCCGCTACTCAGCGTAAGGAGCATGAGCAACGTGCCAGTTTCAATAGCATCTGCGGTGGCTGGCTGTGATGCCCCGCCGTAGATGCCGATGACGCCATTTGCCATGATGTCTTTGACGCACCCAACCGTGTTCAGTGCGTTTGCAAACCCTGTACTCAATCTCTCTGCCATATCAAACCTCTATCATTGTTCCGCGATAGCCGAGGCCGGGGCGGATAATAAAGGTTTTCCTGGGTCAGATGAGGTGGGAAAACTTATTTATATAAACTACTCGATGAAAAGAACCTTTCTTCCTTCAGCCATAGGGGATTCGACCGGAAATAGTTTGCCGTCGTTTTCATCACCAATGTTATAAAGGCGCTGCTGTCCATCATAAGGCCAGCAATATACTTCTAAGTCTCCATGCTTTTCTTTTACTTCGTTAAGCATCTCGATAAATTTGCTTATCTTCATCACTTATCGTCCTTGTCTTTAAGCGAACTCGGCTTCCCCATTGCTTCCTCAAGCAGCTTGACGAGGTGTTTGGCTACTCTGAGGATTATCAGGGCTAGGGTGGTTGTCGTCATGGTCATCTCGTCGTAAATTTGCTGATGGTTATATTATCGCCAGTAGCGACAAAACAATTTGATACGTTCATCTCGCACCCCGAATATCCAACAGACACTATTTTTGCGAAGTCTTTTGTTACACACACCCCCCACTCTATCGCGCCTGCTCGGTTGGCCGGTGCGCTCCCATATCCATTGATGATATCTATCTTGGCAATATGCGCGATCAACCAACTGCTCTCTATTGCCTCAATCAGATTATCTGGTCGCTTGCCGTCCATGAGATAGACAACGGCATCTCGGTCTTTATTAGACGCTGATGTCATTGTTTGGCTATTCCCCATCCTCGAAATCATCCAAGTATTCTTGCAATATCCTTTCTACCTCTTCTGCCGTGGTAAGCCCGAGAGAGATAGCTTCTCTAACTGAATCTGGAATTTCGCAATATGCCCCAATAGCAGACCCAAGCGCGTCGTCCCATCCACGCAAATCATGGTACCCTCGGTCGTCTTTGTCGAACTCTTCAAAATCATCAGAGAACTCATTGAATGTCGCATATCCCCCGTTCTTTTGAAGTACGTCACACCTTGCCATAGTTATAAAACCTCCATCTCTCTTCGCCTGACTAAAATCCTATCAGTAACGCCCCAATTCTCCGTCACTCTCTCGCCATCCGAAAGACTACTTGCGATGAAATCACCTGTAGCAATCGTCAAGTCGAACTCAGATGTCACATACATGCTGTAATGGCCTTCTCCTGCCTCTTCCTCTCGGTACGGCACATCGGCCATATCGGAGTAGAAAACAAACGTTGACGCGGCTACATTTAGCCTTGCGTGTTGCCCTACAGGCGTAGCGGTGCCGGGGAGTTTCATTGTCACGCTGAACTCTTCGAGGTCGATTGAGGCCGCGATATGTAAATCTCCGTCGCGAACCTCAAGCCCTCTTGGGAAAACTCCGCTGATTGTTTCGCTGCCGAGCAGGAACGGAGGGATTGACAGAACTCTCTGCCATGCCGGATCGCCTGTTACGGTATCCATCTGCGCCAGAACCATTCCCATTTGATCGCCACCATTCGGATACCTTGGGAACAGGACGTATAGCTGACTGCCCCACACGGCTATTTCACCGCTGAAGGCAATAGGGTTTTGCGGGTTCCATTCGCCCGGAGACATCACCTCGACAATGCGGTGCCATAGAAGATCGCCGTCGCTGTCGAACTTGAAGATATTGAAATGACACAAATCAACTTCCCAGATATGGGCGTGCGCGATAACGTAGAGATTCCCGGCGGCATCGCAGCAGGCATCGGTGATCTTCACGCCATCGTCGTACCAGTTGACCAACTCGTCATTCTGAACAGTTTCGCCATATACCGACCTTTTCCATGTCACTGTACCAGAAGGTGAGAACTTGACTATCAATCCAGCAGGATAGATAAATATCCCTGGAAAATGGTGTCCGACAACGTAGGTGTTCCCGCTTGGATCGGTTACTGCTGCCTCGAAATGGGGGCGTTCCTCGACTGTGGCATACGTTCCACCTAATGGTGGGTCTTCGCTCCACCCTCCATCGCCGGGAACTTGCTCACCATCGACATACACGCCTGCGGTTTTCTGCCATGCCAGAGAGCCATCAGCATTGTATCTGGCAATGAATGCTCGATAGAGAAAGCACTTCCAATGATAGAGCCGCCCGACGATGGTGTACTGGTTATTTGTCGGGTCGCTGGTGTCCAGCTTGATCGCATCTCCCCAGCCGAAGACATCCACGTCCTCATCACTCGAAAGCGTCAGTCTCTTCTGCCATTGCAGCACCCCGGTCCTGTCGTACTTGGCAACACAGCAGTCATAGCAATTCAGCCTCGATGCATTGAGCTTGCTGTACGTCACATAGAAATCACCGGTCAACGCGTCAAGCTCAACGGCCTGGGCGATGTCGAACTCATCCGAGGCGTTGATCAACTTGCGCCACATCAACCGCCCGTCCTGGTCATATTTGATAATCGACGGTTCTCCGCTTGCAGGGGTCGTCCCTGTCTTCGCTTGGCCAACAACATAGGTGTTCCCCAGGGAATCGGTCTGGATATCCTCAAGGCTGTTTGTTCCGAGAAGGATAGCGCCGTCAAGCGTCGAACTATTAAAGGCATACCAGTAGAAATCCTCGAGGATCTGGAACTTGCGCTGCACAGGTTGCTTGACTCCACCAACCGGTTCAACATGAATATTCACCGCGTCGTTGCCCGTCCATGAATGACAGGAAATCACCACGCCCGGGTATGGCCGTTTCTCCAACTTATTCTGCTGGAGCTTACTTAGCTTCATGCTTCGCTTGAGTTCGCGCATCTGTTCTCTGGCTTCCTTGTAGAACTTCTGCGCGGCGAATTTGTTGCCGGTGGTAGTGATTTTTAACTCCATTAGTCAACAGGGTTGTGCTGGAAATTATGGTCTTCACTGACATTCTGGCTGAAGTGCACGCCTTGGGTAATCGACTCATTGTGGTCGAACCCTTCGCTTCTGCTCTCACTGCCGGTGTAGCCCATCGAGGCGTTGACGTTGGTCGAACTGGCCATGGAGGCGACAACCTGCGCGGCAATTGTTGCCATGTCGTTTGACACACGCTCCCTTAATAGAGCTTCGGTCTTGTAGCCTTCGATGGAGTTCTCGATCTTAGCGATGATGGCCCGCATCTCAACTTCGGCCTTGGCAATCAGAGCCTTGTTGTTCTCAACTACGACCATCTTGTCAGCGTTCAAAGCTTTGGTTTCTGCCTCGTAACCACGAATCTCAGCGTCGTACACATTAACTATGGCATCATTGGCCTTCGCCTGTGCGCCGACGAGGGTTTCATACACATCGGCCTGCGCTCCGTAGACCTGGACAAGGCCCTTGTTATATTCAACAGCCCCTTGAAGCGCGGAAACCTGGGCCTCGATATAGATTTTGGTGGCCTCCATCTCCCCGAGGTATGCCCGGACCTTCTCGGCAAACAGCTGGAGAAGATATTGAACCTGAGATTTCTCCTTATCAAGCTTGCGGTTCGATTCTGCATCGCGGGAATCGCGCAGCATCTTCTCGAGGCCTGCAAGCTGGGTAGTAATGAACTGCTCATTCCGCTGGATCAGTTCGGCCTCAATCTTCCCCTTGTCAAGAGAACGGCCAGACGCTGAATCCCTTGAATCTCTAATAAGCTTCTCAATGGCTACTGCCTGGGTGGTGATGAATTGAGCATTCCGGTTGGTGAGTTCGGCTTTTAGCTTCTCCTTGTCGAGCAACCTGCCCGATTCACTGTCCCTGGTATCCCGCAGCATCTTTTCAATCAGAGCAACCTGAGTGATAATGAATTGCGAGTTCTTCTGTGCCAGGTCGGCTTGTTTCTCCATTATGCCGATATTGGTATCAGCCGTTTTCCTCTGCCGCTCATTGAGATGTTCTGCCAGTCGTGCGGCAAACGCCCCTGTCGGAAGATCAAAGTCCGTGGCGCTGTAATATTCCTCAATCTCTTGCTGCGCCTTATCGTCTTCGAGCGCCTGCCGCGCCAGTGCTCGGTCAAATATGCCTTGCTCAACTACTGGATCAAGGCCGGTCGCGCCGGCAACCAAATCAGTAGTCACCCGGGTGATGAGTTGATCGTACAGGTCAGTAGAAAGCAGGATCTCCGACCAGTTGACTTCCCCGGAAGTGATATCATTCGTGATGCGGTCGATGAGGAATGTGTAAACATCATTCACCAGCGGGACTTCCGTCCACGATACCACGCCGGATGCCGCTGCATTGGTGATGCGATCAACAAGGACATCATAGACATCAGAGGTAAGCGGAATCTCCGACCAATTGATTGTGGTGGTGATACTGGAATCAGGGGGAGTTATTAGAGCAAGGCTGCTTGTATCAATCGTCGGCAGTGCAATAGGCACAGGGGCGGTCGCAGTGAATGGCGGGAATGATGTGTCCACTCCGTCAAGGTCTGCAGTCGGAGGCGATACGCCAGCCGTGGGAGTTGTGGTGTCAATGTCGATTGTCAGCGTCGGCAGATCAGACGGCAAGGCATAGGCCGTGATCAGGCTATTCAGCGTCCCAAGATACCCTGAGTTCCCGTCAACGCCACTCAGCTTGACAAGATATTCGTCAGTGACCTCCATCGACCGGTCAAACTTCGTGCTGAGCAAGCTATAGGTCGCTGTCGGAGTGACGGGGGTCGCCGGGGAATGGATAGTGCTGATATCCGATGTGCTTCGTGGGTCAATTGGGGATATCGCGTTTGATTCTGTGAATGCCATGTTATTTCACCAGTCTGTTCAGCCTTGCCATTAAGTCATCAAGCTTCTTTATCAGATCATCAGCTTTAGCAATTGCAGCATCAAACTTCAGCGTGACAGCCTCTTGATGGTCGTAAGCACACGAATGATTTTCTTCGAGAGAAAAATGGCTGGCCATACTGTACTCGCCGGGTGGTACTGCATATGTGACCGCTCCAACCGTTGTTGGCTGATTCACCGGACAATTGACACAAAACTGCATGGCAATATTGGCCATTTCCCTCGCTATCTTCTTCCTGAACTTCTTTGAGTATTTGATCGCCATATCACCACACCGAATTAATTACATTATGGCCGTCAACAACAGTGCTGCCGCTGCCTCCTGCCGGATAGTAGAGTTTGTCCTTTGTCGGACACGGTAACATCTGCCCGTCAGGCGTGCCGACATGCAGGCCCTCGTTACTTGACCATGTGGCGCAAAGCCCCGGAGGATAGTCCGGGACATTCGAGTAGTCTGTCAGTTCGATATTCTCCGAGAACTCATGCGCTGGGAAAGATGACCTTTTGTTCCACTCCATCGCCTCAAACTTCCCGTTGTAGGCGATAAACCCTGTCTGTTCGGAGTCGGAAACCCATACCCCATGCTTGACCGGCTTCATCATCAGGACGTTGGAGTTGAACGGGAAAAACATTTTCGCCAAATTGAACTTACCGAAGGCCCGGTATTCAGAGACGAGAATCCAATTATCAACAGCGATCCACATCCGACCCTTGAAGACACATATCTTGTTCCCGAATGGAGCCGCGCTGAACACTCGTTGCGTTGGTGCGCCGACATGGGCATAACCAGGCCATACGCCGTTGATCCCTTCCCTAATGACGCCATGCGCTGAAAGACTCGACCAGTAGGTCTTCACGCCTGCCTGCCAGAATCCAATCCGCTCGCCCTTAACCAGTCCAGAGACAACCGGGGTTGTGGAAACAGAAGCGTCAGGGTTGAGTTGAAAGATAGCCGCGTCAGATGTTCTCTGCTGCACCTGGAAAGCGTCTGCCTTGTCACACCATACCTGCGAGGGAACGGTTGAAATGGGCGTCTTTCCAAGCCTGCTGGATATCCGGCCAGTATCGTCAATGATGACGTTGCCAGTCTCTGCCAGTTCCGCGATGCCGGTTTCGATGTCGAGCTTGAGCCGCACCGGATCCACCATATTGTTCTGACCGGTGGTGCCTGAGAAGATTGTTACCGGTTTCTCATCCATCAGTACTGCACCTCCACAATCGGCGGCGGCGGGAGAGACACGCCAACAGTCATGGTTCCCCGGACCTCTTCTATCAGGTCATTGAATTTCTTCAGGTGATGGTTGGCCCCCAGTTTGACTATGCCGTTCTCTTGGATATCGGCGGCAGAATATGCGGCGAAGTGGACAATGGCCTTCTCAATTCGCTCAAGCACGGCAGGAGTGATGCCGTCAAGAACCAGAGTTTCCGCCGTGATCGCGGCCGGCTTGCGATAATAGAACAGCTTGATAGCCGTCACAGGGGTTTGAATGCGGTCGTAAGCAAGCAATACCCCATGCTCACAGACCATCGTTATCGTTCCAGCCGTCTCATATCCTGCTCCGGATGCGTCGAGGATCTGGCCAAGGTTCGACTTGACAGTCAGGCTTGCGCCATTCGGCAGCCTGGCCGCAAAAAGGCCCTTTTGGTAATTGGTGGGAAGGGCAACAGTGTTTCCGGTGAGAACTGAGTTGACCGACGCCGACGCCTGCAGCCCAGGGAAATACAGCCTGTTGGTTGCCAGCAGCAGGCCTTCGTTGAGGAAGTCCAGCACATCGTCATCGTCATAATCGGGCTCGTCGATTTTTTTGTGCGCCCGGGCCAGTAATATCTCTGCAGTCGCCATCTGTTGCCCCTATCCTTATTGATACTGATTATCGCAGTGCTTCTTCGATCTCGGCGCCGGAGACTTTGAACCCGGCAAACTCGCTCACTGCATCGACTTTCGGGACGCCATTCAGGACGGACACCAGAGTCTTTCCGCCAGGCGTGAGGGATTCGCCCTGTTCCTTTAGGTCAAGCACTGATTTGACAGCCAGAAGGACGGTCTTATGCCTCTCTGCTGCTGCAGCGGCCTTTGCTGCGTCTTCGGCTGCGGTATCCGTTGGCGGTGCTTCCGGCGCTTCCGGCACTGGCGGAACAGGCGCAGGAGTAGCGGGTGGTTTCACATCCAGCGGTATTCCATCTCGAACCTCGGCCAAAGCGGCATCATACAATTCCTTGGAAAGCAGGCCATGTTTGAGCGCATCGGGCACCATCGGGTCCAGGACTTCCTGCCATTCACTTCCGACGATGACCACATGACCGCTCGTTGACGCCAGCCGAACGGGCTTCTGTCCGTTTCTTGTTTTGAAATATTCCGACATATCGTTCCTCTTGAAGTATTGGCCAGGCCCCCGGGTGGAGGCCCAACCAGTTAATATTTAGGATGCCATTAACCCTGGGTCGTATAGTTCTTGTTCGCCAGGGTATAGGTCACAACCAGCCAGCCCGACCCGAGAGTCATGGCGGCAGACGGCTTCAGGACCATTACCTTTTTTGCCCCAACAGGCTTGCCAACATTGAGCCAGTCAGCATCAAGGGCGGTTTTGGCTAAAGCGGTGGCATCAACAGCCGACAGATAAAGATCGTCGTCAGCGGTATTACCAACAGCGATAGTCTCGCCCGCGCCAAATGCCGTATCAATAGAGAGGAAGCTATCCAGCGGGATTGCATCGCCGGGGATCTCCAACACCTCTACCTCTGCTGCCGAGGGGAAATCGGTATAATCGAAACGGACCTTGCGGACTTCGATGGTCCCGACGCCTTCGCTTCGTACTTTTAAACTTGCGGCCATGATGAACTCCTTGTGAAATAGATTATGAACCTGGTGCGGCAGCGGACCGACAAATCATCAGCCCGCCGCCATGGTGCGACCGAAGCCGCGCTTATTTAATGTAGAAATCCAGTGCGATTACGCCAAAATCCTCGTCGGCATTCTTGGTGTACTGGTTATCGAACCTGGGCTTACGGAAGCCGATGAACTTATCGGTGCTGATACCCTGCACACTGCCGTACTGGAACTCTTTCTCTACCCAGTCAGGAGCCCCAACATCGACCATACCGAGAGCCTGTGCGCCGAGGAACAGGGACCGGGTGCCGTTGACCAAGCCGCCGCCGCCCCACTTCGAGCCACTGGCAGCGCCCTTGGTGTTGAAGCATTTCTCATGCTCCATGATGACAATGCCGTCCACGGTGGTGATCGCCCCAGTAAAGAAGGGGTTTGACTCCGAGCCCCGGGCGCCGGCCTGGGTAATAGCCGCCAGGAAATCGGTGTCACGTTTCAGCGCGGCCAGGTTGCGCGGGTCAGTTACCCACAGGTAATATTCCTTCCCGCCCATGCGGATAGGCTTCATGTGGGATGTTTTGGCATAAGCCTTAATGTCTACAAGGGCGCCGTACTTCGGCACACAGGCGGATGTGATAGACGCCGTATTACCAGCCTGCAGATCGGTTCCGTCAAAGTAGAAATGACGACCGGCAGAAGGTGCGGTTACATCAGCCGCAAAAGAAAGCTGATTCCAGGGGTTATCCTCGTCTTCCTCGGTGGAGTAGGTCGAGCCGTCCAGGTTGTAGTCGAGGGAGATACCGGAAAGCACCAGGAACGCCATGATATCCACGGCATCAGCCAGCCAGTATTTCAGGCGGTCGCGTCCAGTTTCCCGGAAATTAATAACTGACTGCTGGTCGGACAACTTGCCTTTGTTTTTTACCTGGTGACTGATCAACCCCATGTTGATGTCGATGTCGTAGTTCTGCAGGGCCTCTTCACGGCCTTCCCGCTCGTTGTCGTTAGCGACACCACGCTTGCGCAGCTCGGCAACCAGTTGCATAATCGCCCGGGTGCCTTTTTCGGTCTTGGTGAGTTTCTTGATGTGCTGAATGGCCGCGTTGGTATTGTCACCCATCAGTTTCGAGACAAAGGACTCCGACCGCATGTAGGACCAAATGTCCGCCATCCAGTAGGTTTTTTCTTCAGAGGTCAGCCCCGCGAAATTTGTTGCATTCATATCGATCTCCTGTGAGAAATTGAGAAAAACGGTTTAACTTCAGTGTTTTTCCGCACAGTTGACGGTCGTGTGGTGACCTGGATCGACATTTAACGCTCGTCGGAAGCTGGAACATGGAGCCTTTATAGACGCGCCACGATTGGTCTTACTGCTGTGATTCCCCGGTCATCTTCACGGGGCCGAGGAATCACCTTGCCCGGAGGGTTAAACCTCCGTCCTATTAATGACCGACATGGTTTCCTCGATATTGTAGTTTATCGAGTTCAACATACTTGCCATCGATTCAAATAAAGGGGCGCTGGCGGAAGAAAATGCAGGCGGGATTCCTTGCTCGCATTGCGGGATATTCTTGATTATCCCTGACAGCCTATCCGTTGTCCTCCGCCGCAGATCCTCAGACTTTGCCACAAGAGTTTCCATCCTCTCTATAATGTGGACGACTTCTTTCTCTTCTTCCACAACCTTATTCCCACCACTAACATTCGCGTTCATGCTTCACTCCCTTGTGTGTTGTTTTTCAGTTGAACTTCTGGTTAAACGAAATCACCCCTGGCCCGCCGCTTCTCCTTCTCGCTCATTGACTTGCGCTCGGCATCGGTAAGCGTCAGAGCGTTTGGCTTGACGGTCGGAGTCGTTCTCGCAGACACTCCCGATGTCACCGGCGACGGTTGCTGGCTTGCCGCCTTGGCCCCGGAGATAACTGCGGTCTTCTTCTGCTCGGCCTTCTTCTGCTCGAGCTTGGCCTTTTCGGCGTCAGCCTTGGCCTTGGCCTCGTCGGTTTCCTCAACGACAACCTTGGGCTCACCAAAGAACCGCTTGGCCGTCTCTGCCAGCGCCTGGTCAAGAGAGTAGCCCTTTCGCAGCAGGGCGTTCTTGGCACCCTCAAAGACGTCCAGGTTGGTCTGGTCGGCGAAGAATTCTTTCTGCTCGACAACCAGTTGGTTGACCAGGGTCTGAGCCCTGCGCCTTGAATCCCTGGCCTCGGCCATGGCGTTGAACCGGATTTCAGCCTGAAGATCCTTAAACTCGTCAATCTCCTGCATGATCTTGGCAGCGCCGTCAGTCTCACCATCGGCTACCAGGTCGGCATACTCTTTGTATTTCGCCTGCAGGTCGAACGTGGGCAGCGTCGGGGTAACTGCCGCAGCCTGCTGCTGGCCTGCCTGCAGCTTGGCAATTTCGTCCTTGAGGGCCTGAATCTCGATGTGCTTCTCTACGAGGCGACCATAAGGCACATCCTTGGGGGTTTTCTTCTTCCCCTCGTCGGCTTCGAGTTCGCCTCCGTCGGTAGTGGTTCCAAGGTCGGCTTCGCCTTCACCTTCCGCCTCTCCTGTGTCGGCTGCGTCACCTTCGTCGGCAGCGGCAGTATCGTCGTCCTCGTCTCTTTCCTTGTCTTCATCGAGGATCAATTCTACCCGCTTATCGAGAGAATCCGGGTTCGGCATATCGCCCCGCTTCAATGCCAGTTCCTCCGGCACGTCGCGGTGCAGGACATCGGGCGTCAGTACAAAGAATTCATCATCGTCTATCAGAGATCCATCCGGCATAGCTATCACTCCTTGGTTTTTAGTTTCTGGCTACGGCCGCATTGGCCCAGAACATAGCCTCTTCAAGTTTGGTAATGGCAATCGATCGCTCGCGGGAGAACGGGGCGAGATCGTTAACCAGGTACGCGCACTCCTTGCATTTCGCCCGAATTGCCTCGTATTTTTCAGTGTCCCCTGGCCCTGGTGCATGGTGCATGAAATTGTTCTCTATCGTCGCGTCACCATTTATAAATGCTTTGTTGTCTTCCGGCATGGCTATCACTCCTGTTTGTGGGGTTCTTGTTGGACTTCTCCGTCACTCAACGTCAAGAAGTTCCGATATTTCCTTATCAGTGCAGCCGTATTCCTGCCGCAGTTCTTCAACGAGATTCGCGACCTGCTTTCTCAACCTCTCAACCTCGCTGGTTGCGGGATTCTCCGCCGGGGGCTGGAATGGCGGCCTCGGTTTTATCCCTTTTGACTCAGCAAACTTCTTTTTCAGCGCCTCAAGCTTCACCTGTCGTTCGCTAATCGCTTCCCTTGTTGCAGCTTTCATTTTCCACCCTCCCTTACGCTTGTGATCGTTCTATTTTGGTCCAATTGGACAAATCACAAGGGATCTGCCACGTGGCCACACAGAATTTATCGCTGACGTGCATTGGCCTGACTCCGTTCTTTCTCATGATCGCTATCAGTCCGCGTAACCCTTCCATTGTAAGTTCATCGTTTGGCTTGCTGGGATGCGTTGCACAATCTTTTAACATTCCTACGTCCTCCATCAGTCAATCACCTGTGTTTCAATCCCCTGGTTCACGCCATTCAAAGGAGACGGCGGTTCAGCGGGCGGCACAGGCGTCAACGGGTTCGTATTCGCTGGAAAATCAACCGGCCTTTCGCCTGCCTCCCGGTAAACTCCCTGTGCGTCAATAGGATATTCAGGAAGAAGAGGCGGCGTATCCATATCGATATCACCAGAGGACCGCAGCAGCACATCAGCCAGTGGCGCAGTGCTCGGGTCAGCGGCAATGACGCCTGCAGTCTGCAGCGCCGTGTATTTCGTCTCAGACCTGACATTGACAGTCTCGGCCTGCGCCTTCTCGGCCTGTGCTTTCTTGAGCGCGATTTCAGCTTCAAGTAGCGGATCAGAGGCGGAAGCAGACGCAAGGTCTTCAATCTCCTTGGCCAACTCATGCTTCTTGGCGTAGCTCGATGAGAGGATGATATGCCGGTCGGGAACGTTGACGCCCTTCTCCTTCATCTCCATTACCTGGGCGAACTGGCCTTCCTCGAATGTCGCATGGGTCGGCGTGTCGGTGATAACCACATCATACCTGCCGATTGTGACATCGTTCAGCACTCCATCAACTGTCACTTGGTTGATTATCAGCTCGTCCGTGACCTCCTTGGTGTCCCTGTCAATAAGCCGGAATACTCTCTCAGAGGTGTAAAACTGCTGGATCAGTTCAACGATCTTGGCCGCTGCCATCCGGCGAGTGAATGCCAGGTTATCAAGCGGTCGGCCCATTTGAATCTGGCCCATGTACTGCTTTGTCTGGATGGCCTTGCCTGATATCTCGTTGCTGTTCAGTCCCTGAACTGCATCGCTCATGCCGGATATGGTCTTGATAGCCAGTTCGGCCCGGTCAACCAGCCTGTCGGCGCCATGTGGGGCCTGATTGGCCTGCCGCTTGATCGGCTTGTCGCCGCCCAGCTTGGAGCGGTAGACCAGGACCAGGCCGTTCTTGCCGCCGTTCTTCGCCAGATCTTCCGGTGTCATATTCACCAGGCTATCTTCCGGCACATCCCAGCCGCTATTGCTGCTCGACCCAAGGATCTCTAGGTAATTGGTGATTGACTTGTTCTCCAACTCCTGGGGAGATGTGAGGTTGTCCACCATTCCCCGGGTGCGCCCCCGCCTGAAGTATGCGAAGTATGGCCGAACGGTGTATGTCTTGTAAGGGCTCCAGTCGTTGTGCAGCACCACTTCGCCGCAGGTCACGGTCCAGCGTATCCTCTGGTACTTCTGCACTGAAAAGAATCCGTCACTTTGAGCCCGCTCCAACTCCCGTTCATCCATCAGTTCAACCGGGGAAATCTCACCAGTGAAAGAGATATGGACCTTGCCGCGCTCAAGGCGCCGGTGCTGCCGGTCGATGATCAGATACAGCCTGCTTGCCTTATCATCCTTGGTCTGCGTAACCCAGCCGTCAAAGCCGCTGCCGTCGCTGTCCTCGTTGAAATGCGGCCGGCTGAGAAAGGTATCCCCATCGGCAAAGTAGGCGTCTGCCGCTGCCTCTACCCGGTCGGCCAGTTCTTCGCCGTAGTTCTGCTCAACATCGTCGCGGGAATACCACCGGGTAATGATGAAGTCGCCCCAAGTGGTAGGGTCATAACTCCTGCCGTCCGGGTCGGGCATACAATCAAGAGGGTCAAGGATCTCTTCAACGATCTCGCCCTGAAAGTTCTCATCGAAGGAAACCCGGAAGTCCATGTAACCGCGTTGCTGGATCAGCCCATCCTCAAACGCCTGGCTTTCCTTCCAGTGAAATTCGATGTTGTCGCAAACTTGGCTGACCAGCTTGGTCATTAGTTGGGCAGATGCCTCATCAGCGCCACCACCCCGGGGAAGGAAGGACATGTCAACCCGGCTGTGCAGCTGCATCCCGGTTGCCGAGTTCACCGCCGGCAGCACATGATTCAGTTCAATCATTGGCCGCTTGGCCGCGTTCATCTCTTTCCTGTCAGCCTCCCGCCATTGCAGGCCGCCGCCCAGATAAACATCTTCGTTCCAAACCGCCCTGGCCATGTACTTCCGATGACCGGTACTGAGGCCATACTGATACCTGGCCATGTTCGTCCGAGCGACTTCCTCTTCAGATGCGCCGGATACCTTGTCGCCTCGCTTGGCCTTTTTGCCGGTTGTTTTGGTCATCAGTTGCTCATATGGGTTGTGTTGTTGCCGCTACCGCCAGCCTCATTCAACTTGCGCCTCAATTTGTCCTGCCATGACTCTTTCCTCTGTCTCCTGACGAAGCGGGGAAATGTCATTACCATCTTCGGGTGCCGAATGTTCGCCAGATCGTCCAGCATGTCATCGTGGAGCATGACCGGGAAAGGCGTGTACTCATCATTGACCAGTTCGGCTATTAGGTTGACCCGCTTGCCCTCGTAGTTCGTCTTCCAGATCGACCGAGGCATGATGATTCGGCCCTGCTCAAACAGCGGAACCAGCCTGCGTATCCTGTCGTTCTTCGGCGTGGTGTCCGAAAGTGGCGTGATGTTGAATCGGTAGTGCATCCGCTCCATCTCGGATTCGATGTGCTGGATGTCTGCCTGGATGCCAAAGTGTTCGTAGCCCACGCCTTCCGGGGTGTATTCCTGATGCAACTGGAACAAGGCGTCCGTCCGCTGGGTCAGGTTCAACCGGTCGTGGATACCGTCGAGCAGGTAGTAATTTCGATCTGGCGCCAGACCTACAACCCACATGACCGTATAGTCGCTGGCCTTTTTCTTGCTGTTCGCCGGGTCAACCAGAATATAGATGTTAAGTTCCCCTAGTTCTGGCTCAGTCTCGTAGTATTTCAACCACTCAACCTTGAAGCCCATTGCCGAGTCGGCGGTTGGATCCTGCAGCATTTGACAACCAAATACGTAAGGTCCCATGTCTCGCCGCTTCTCCATCAATGCCTGCGCTTCTAAGAACACCGGTTCACCATCGTCTTTCCCATTGTCCGTCGCCGGGTGGATGCGGGGGGTTGCTGTCCCCCTGTCGATGATCGCCTTGTATGTGTCATTGAAGTGATACCTTGTCCCTATCCACCTTCTCCTGCCGCCATGTGCGCCAAGGTTGTAACTGATCGCCAAGGCCCCTGTCGTCTTCGTGATCTGTTCGGGAGTGGACACCGATTCAAGGGTCACAATGTCATCGTACAGGAGCAGCTTGAAATGTTTTGAGGTCGGCTGCCCGTCGACCACTCCGTGTGCTTCGCAGGTACATTCCTTGCTATTCTGCGTCCGCTTGACCGTGATCCCTTCATCTGTCCAGCTGTTGCCGATCTTCGGGGCATCCTTCTTTGGATCCTGGTAGAGGATGTCCGGGAACAATCGTTTGAGCCTTTCGTTCGTCTCCAACTCGAACTTGATCTGCTTCAGGAATCCCCGGCTGATCGATTTCGTGTGTGAGAAAATCCCGACCGTGATATTCGGATCGTTCAGAATGTCCTGTATCGTCAGGGCGAAGGTGATGATCGTTGAGTTGTGGGTAGGTAGATAGTCTTTCCCGACCAGATACACCCCGTCACTGTTCGCGACTTGGATGCAACTTACCGGCTCGCTTTCAATCTCCACACAGCTTGTAATGAACTTCCGTCGCTTAGGCTTGAGCGTCTTGCTCCTGTCTGCTTTTCTTTTTAGCCTGAACACCGGCTCGTCAGCGTGCGTCTGAAAAGAAACACGTTGCACAGGGTATGGCTCACCATTTACTTCTATGGTGTGCGTCCCTCTGTTCGGGTTGAGACCAAGGGACGCGCAAAGCTCAAAAACATCATCGACAAGCCTCTCGCTATTCCCTGAATACGTTGCCGTCCCCCTGGTGTTGTTCGACCCGTCCGTGTCCATCAACCCCTGGAGTAGAGACATGCGCTGCCTCCTTGATGCTCTCAGATAGTCGATTGGAATGTGTTTATTGTTTAAAACCCCAATTCCCCGCAGGGCAGGACTTATGCCCGATCCTTTCTTCCCCTTCACGCCACCGCCAAACATGAACGATCCGGTTGTGTCGCTATTCTTTTTCCCCTCTTTTACGGGGTAGTGTTTTGCAATCTCGTCAATAATGCCCTTGTCGTCGTAGGCGCATGTAATTCTCGGCCCTGCTGAATTGCCATCTCCCAACCATGCGCCCAAGGTGTACGGCTCAACGGGCAAGTCTTTTTTCGGGAGGTCAACAACTCTGGACATGTCAATAGACATCCTATTGTCGACAGCGTGGCTCATTCGGTATATTTCCTCGGTTGAAACAATGGCATTCTCCCTGCCTGTCTTTCTCTCTGGCCTCGGACCCCGCGTCTTTATGCCAACCTCCCAGAGATGATCCCTGCCGGCATTTATAGAAGTCCCATCATCGAAGGTAATGCGGTAACACTTGGTCCCGTAAAACACTCTTGTCTTGGCAACAATTTTAACCGGACTGCCATCTCCGCCAAATACCTCATCCCCCACATTCAACTCACCGTGTAGGCTATACCCGCTTGGAGTTGGCACGATGGTGTTGACAGGGAGGGCCTTGTAATGCTCTCTCGCCCATAGATCCAAATACCCATCAGGCTCAGCTTGGACATCAACACACCGCTCGTAAAGCCACTGTCTCCGCACATCAACCCGGCCCAAAACAAAAGCCAGCAGGTAGAACAAATCATTTTGGCAGAGTGCCCGCATTGCCATGTGAAGAAGTTCATGCCCGCCTTTCTCGCCACCTTCCCGGATGCACCGTTCGAAGATGTTGCCATACTCGGCTATTTGATCCTCCATCAAGGGGAGCATGTCACTCCTTGCCCGACGGGATCATTTCCTCCATCCAGGCTGGTAGGCGTGCGCCTTTGTATTGATATCCGTCCTGCGGTCCCTTCTCTTCCTGTGCCTCGTAGATCTTCAGGTACTTGCCAAGGTTCTCAAGGGCTCGCAGCTTGTCGTTCAGCTTGATCTTGTGGGTGTATTCAATCTCTGCCACGCCATCCGCGCCCATGTGGGAGGATGTCACAACCTCAATCGATCCCACAGCAGCGGCGGTGTCTACATCCATAGAGGTAGGTGATACCAGTTGTCCATCCTTTGTGAAGATGGTCCTAATGTCGGAGAACGCGACCCGGGCGAACTCTCTCAAGACTCGCTCGATAGAGATGTCCAGCTTTGCATCTGCTATCTCTTTGGCCCGTTCTTTGAGTTCGGCTATGTACGCCTTGACCTGTGGCTTAGAGAACATCTCTGATGCTCGGCCCCAGACCGCAGCGTTTGACCACTTCTGTGTAGACGGCCTGCAGGTTCGCAGCGCGTTAGACTGATTACAGCCGTTCGCCATGTACTCGTTGCAGAGTAGCAGCTCGAAGTCGGTCAATTTTGGGAGTTTTATAGGCGTCTTTTCCATATGTTTTCCAAAGGTCCCCGGCGGCACCGGGAGTGGGGAGTGCCGCCGGGGCAAAACCACGTATCAGTTGATACGCTTACTGGTTCGCCTTCAAGGATAGATGATAATTTTCATGTCGGCAATCGAATGTAACGTAATTTCGCTTGCATGTAGTCACTAGGACGACTATAATTTTCA